TTCCTGACGAATATGGCCTTGTCGGCCAGGCGCTTGGCCCTGTCTTGCTGTTCCGGTGGTAACTCACTGCCGCGGAATGATTCCGATCGGTGTTTGAGTATGAATGCCATGTCTTCCTCTGTCACGAAGACCTTTACCTTTGGTGCTATCTGTATGAACATGTGTGTTTGCTGGATATGGCTGTTAGCCTGGCATCTTCATCAGGATTACTACCACTGTTGATAGTAGTCCCGCCACCACTGTGCCCGCTGTTGCTATGATGGTCTTGGTTGTCGACTTGTGACTGGTTGACATATCGTCGTTCATCTTGGCCAATCTCAGTTCGATCGCACTCAGCCTGTCGTGTAGGCCCTTGTACCTCTCCGAACAGAGGTCCACGTGTGCTTCCAAGTTTGTCTTTTCTAAATCTGTTGTGCTCATTAATCTTATGTACTCTCTCAACTCCTGTTTGATCTCTCTGATCTCCGCTCCTAAAGCCTGGAATTGTGCCTGTGTCATCGCCTGTGCTAGCCTTAATAAGTTTTGTAGTGTGTGCCTTAATATACAATTATTTATCTATGGGACCGGCGTATGAAAAGTACGTGTTTTTGCTCACGGGCGTCATGGTGTCGAAAGTGCTAAGGGGGAATGTCACGGTCTCCTTGCAGAACGACAGTATGGGCACCTGATGGAAGTCCTCCACTAGTTGTGCCACGGGATCTGTGTTGTCACCGTACACGCCTGCCTGTTCCGTGAAGAACTGGAAGTGCCAGGTGGTCTGCCGGCCCTCGTAGAACGACCCGAATATGTGGTTCCGGAGGCTCTGTATCTCGATCCGTTGTGGTGGCAGTTCCCAGGTGATGTTACCCCTCATCTGTAGCAGTTGTATCATGGTGTTGAAGTTGCTGTTCTGATTGCGGGCTATGGTCAACGAGTGCTTGTCATGTATGACATCTCCCCCCGATGTTGTGAATGGAAAGTGTTGTCTGAGGTTGCCGTTGTCGGTGATGTCTACCAGAGTGTGGATACGGTATTCATGCATCAGTCCTGGCCTTTGACTTGATCCCAGTACACCAGGTCAGGTTCTAGGTAGTCATCCAGTTTCTTCTGCCATTCAGGATTTTCCTTCAGCCATTTCTGCAGTTCTTCCTGTCCCACCCGTTCCATTTTCTGGATGTCTTTTCTGGAGTGTCGGATGTGCCTCTCGTGTGGAATGTTGCCAAAACAAAGCAACCTGTGTTTCCTCGCGAACGCGATTATTCTGTCATTCAACCCGCCGTCCACTTTGATCAAGTGTTGCGGTTTGATCTGTTCCATGACATCGTGTATCCGGAAAGTGGCCCTATGGAAGTGTGGCCACTGCTCCATGATCTGTTCGTTCTTCCACCATGGGTACCAAGGCAGTAAGTACATGAAGTCACGTATGCCCGACCACCATCTCTGGTAGGGTTCCCTGACCATGGTGAAGATCTCTGACTGGTCCTTGGCCTTCTCGAAGGGTGGTTCCTGTAGCACCAATCTCCTGGCCTCGTAATCCCTCTTGAGCCAACGCTTGATGTTACGTCCTGCCGATATGTCATGATCTAGGTATCTCATCCTCTTGAGTTCTCCCCAACCTTCGGGAAGTTTGTCAGGCAGGGCGTACACACGAGGTGTCTTGTCCCTGAGCTTGGAGTCTCCGCTCAGTATGATGTTTATCGCTGTGTCTAGGTGATTTGGCATGTGATTATTTAATCGTAAAAAAAGGGCGAACCTAAAAATAGATCCGCCCTTTTGGTAAACTAGTCATCGGACTAGAAATGATTATTACATCTCTAGGTCGTTAACAACTGCTGTTGTACCACCGTCGTTCAAGTCGATTGAATCAACTGTACCTAATGCTTTGATAGCCGCAAGTAAAGTTGAAGCAGATCCACCCTCAGATTGCTCTGTGAATGTGAACGCACCATATAGTCCTGCTGAACTACCAACGAACATGTCAGTACCTTCAACGATGTATGTTTTTGAAGCGTTAGTGTCGAATAACGGACCAGCACCTACGATGTTACCGTAAGCCATGATCGTTTGTTCGATTGCTTGTAGCGTTCCACCTTTACCTGTGTGGTTCGCTAATTCTTCGCCAGCGTCAACTGTTAAGAACTCAAGTTCTTTACCTAATTGATTTCCGTTTGCCGCTACGAATGTAGTGTTGTTTTCTGATATTGCCATTTTTAATCCTCCTTTTTATCTGATTTAAATGACTATGATGCCGCTCAGGCATCAAGTTAAATGTATTTATAGGTTTGTTTGGTAAATTATGCTGTAATATTAAGATTTCAGCCACACTTCGTCACTTTTGGTGCGTGTTTTGAGTTTATAACCCAACTTTTTCAATATATCCTCGGCCACACGCACTATGCCGGGCCTCTTGGCCCTCTTCATCTCGATGTTGATCACCGGCAGGTTCTGTGATATGGTCTCCTGGGCGCCCTTGATTAGTAGGTCCTCGTAACCATCAACATCTATCTTGATGAAATCTATTTGAGTCAGTTCGAAACTATCCAGTGTCTTTATGTGTATGTCTCCAGGAGTGCGATCTAAAATCTGTGCCAATGGTTGTGTAAAAGTGGCTGTGTGATCTGTGTCTCCCAGACCCACTTGGTGAAGTACGGCGTTCTTGTCCAAAGGTATGTTCCTGCGCCAGCACTCCGCGAATACAGGATTGGGCTCGAAGCAGTGGACCTTTTCGAAGTCCTGCATCAGGCTCCTGGTCCACATGCCCACGTTGGCGCCCGCATCAACACAGCCACGCCATGATTTTATGTGTTTGTAGGCCTCTCGCCTCAGATCTGACTGTCCGTCACCGGCGTTCTCTATGAAAGTGGGTTCAATGTGTTGGCCATTGTAGGCCACCCAGAAATCCCTACCCGTTGGATAGGTCATTTTTTCTTTTTGCATTCCTTACAACGACAGTCAGGACAGTCCAGGCACTCGGTGCATGATCTCCCACAGTGCTGTTCGCATCCGCATTCTTCACAGATATATTCGATCATCATTATAGTTCCTTGAATTTCTTGTGTAGGTCCGTATTAGGCAGTTTGGCCTGCAACTGTTGTTGTAGCCTGTGGAGCGTCTGCAGTTTCAGTCTTGATTCCAACCTGTGGTAGTTGGCCACTGATCGCCTGATGTTTTTGAGGTTCGCATCTGTTATGTTCAAGGCCCTTTCCAGTTGTGTGAGGTTCTTGTAGTGATCCTCCCATGTTCTCATGTACCTCCTCAGCGCCATCACTGGCACCGGTTGCCTCTGCCTCATGGCCTGGGCTTGGTTCTTGTTCTTTAATTTCTTTGTTATCTCTGGGTCACCTGACACTATGGCCAGCATGTTGGCGAGATCGTTGTTGATCATCCTGACCTGGTCGAACGTGCCCTTGGCCATGGTCTGATCCGCGTATGCTTTGGCGAAACCTGCCGTGTCCTTGTGTTGGCTCATGAGTGATAGTGCTAGGAAACTGAGGTATATCCTCTCGGTGACTTCTGGGAAAGTGAATCTCTGCAAGTCACTATGGCGCCTTATTACCTTGCCCTCAGATACATACTTTAAAAATGGTGTAAGCATACCCATATTTATAGAGCAAATGCGCAAGATTTTTATTCTCACTGACCTAATGTTCTCGGGACAACACCTACATTTTGAGAACTTCATTAAGAGTGCGGAGTTGAATCATGTAGAATGTACCTTTGAACCAAACTACTGGAATTTACACACTTACGATTGGGACGGATATGATCAACTTTACTGCATAATCGATCACAGGGACGGCTTCGAGGACAATCCAGAATTTGTTTCACAATTGAAAAGTAGGATGGACCTCTTACTACAGAACGGATTCAAATTCATCCTAGCACGTCCGTGGGAGAGCGAAGAAAACATGGTCGGCTCGAAGTTCTATGACCTACTGCAAGGATACAATTACACGAAGTGGTTCGGTAGTGCTTCATGGTTCTGGTACATGATGAGGGAAAAATACAAAGGGCGTACATTCAACTGCGATCATTCACACAAACCCTATGAATACCTCTACCTGAACAAACAACCACGGGCACATAGGCGACTGTTGTGGCAACTTCTGACAGATAAAAATCTAATAGACAACAGTCTGAAATCATTCATAGGATTAGATGAACCCGTTAGGCTAGATCCAGCCTACGAGTTGCCAGATGTTGACCCAAAGAACTATCCGATCTATGGTCGGGATCAGGACATCTACATGCGACCCTATGAGCACACCGCCTGTTCGCTGGTAAGCGAAACCAACAACGGCAAAGGAATCTTTATCACAGAGAAGTTATGGAAACCAATCATCTGCCAACAGTTTTTCATAGTTCACGGCAATCACCTCTACCTCCAGAAAATCCGGGAGATGGGCTTTATGACCTTTGGACAGTACTTTGATGAGAGTTACGACCTAGAGCCGGATCCGGACAAGAGAGCACATAAGATTGTGGAATTAATTGAGAAACTCAAGGACTTTGATTGGAAGGATGCCTACCTTTCATCGAAGAAACTGAGAGCACACAACCTCAACACTTTCTGGGACAACAGTGCCTATCAATCGCAAGTAAGGAAAACAGTGAATGAATTCCTAGGATGGCAATAAATTTTCAATTGTTGGAAAAAGTGTCCTGTAGTCCGTGCCACGTCGCCTATCCAACTCTTTGAGATAAGTCTTCAATAATTTCTGTTGTAATAGATCGGGTTCGGTATTTTCACACTCCTTCCGTATGCCTGTGAGATTGTTAAGTTGCGCTTCCTTTATTGGATCACCATTACTCTCGTAGATCTCTATCGCTTCATTGATTCCCAATGACAGTATGGCATCACCAAATATGGTTGGGTTGAGATAAGGACGTCCTGCGTCTCCGGCCTTCATTCCACTCCAATACACCTCCCTGATCTTTGACCATGTGTTCATCTGTTTAATTAGATCTGGTAGAGTTGGTACAGTGAGTGCCATCAAGGCACTATTGATACTGGGTGTAATTTTAGTTTTGTTTAGAATAAATTCAAAGTTAGAAACATATTTCTTGAGATCTAATCCGTTTCTTACGTACTCTGCCTGCGGCCCCCAGCAGTCAAGACTGCCCACTACCTGCAGATTGTGTAAAGTTCCTTTTTCCACTAATCTCCACATTCTGGCTAACCATTTCTGCACCTTGACAGTGTCTACTGTGAGATTTGAGAAAATGACCAATGTTAGATTAGGGTTTGGTATGCGTTCTAGCAGTTCCACCATCCTTTCGGTCTCTTTCTGTAGGAATGGTTCACCACCTAGAATCATTAATTTATTCAACTCGTGTAGGTGTTCTTCTAGCCACACGAATAATTTGTCAGTGTCCTCCTTAATGTTGGGATTAATTTCGATTTTTCCCGGAAGGTAAAGGTGTCTACCTAATGCTTTTTGATCACCATGCGCCCACTCACCGTGGATCCTATTCTCGTTGTCTATTGTAGAACTGAATTTGCTGTTACAGTAGACACATTTGAGGTTGCAGGTGTTACTGAAGTATATCTCTAACTGTGTCGGTGTGACGGAGATTGCATTCTGATTTTGTTGTAGTTCCTTTGGCGCGATCACTCCAGGCATATCCAGGTGAGACATCCTATCGGAGTGTCCTCCGGTGTCCTCCGTGCTCCTGCAGTGTTCACATCCTCTGCCTGGCCACTCTCCCCGCAACATCTTTTCCCTCGCCTCCAGTTTGGTCTTGATGTTGTGGAATTCCATCTGGCCATCACGTATTTCATAGGGGTCGTGTGTGACCCTGTGGCAACTGGCAGTTGTGCCCATGGTCAAGAACACGGTTGAGTGGTTCCACTTCAACTGGCAAGGGATACCCTGCGTGATAGGGAATGGTTTGGATTTCATTTATGTTAGTTATTCTTGAACTTGTTGATCGCTGTGAGATTCCTTCTCGAGAATCCCAACCTATCAACCAACTTGACAGCACTGCCTGACTTGTCTACAGCAACAAATCCTTCTGGCTCTGTGACCTCTAGTCCCGAATCAGTCTGTTGGAATGATCCTATAGCCTGCGCCTGGTTCATTTTTCTCAGCACAAACGCCTTCATAGTCTGCACCGCCCTGTAGAACATCAGCATGGCCTGTAATGGTTTCTTGGCCCTGTTTAGGAAAACGGGCATCTGTTTCATCTTGTCCTGTCTCAGTTGCAAGGCTTTCTGTGCCTTCAGTCCTGACATCTGTTGTGCCATCCTGTCATTGTAGAACTTACGAAATCCAAGTAAGAACTTGTTAGCATCGTTTGGCAGTTCGCCTTCCCTGACTCGGGCGTTGATGTACATCTGGAACATGGGCACGAAGTCTTGGTTCTGTCCCAACACGCTGGCTAGGTTTCTCGGCACGTTGTTAAGTAGTGCTTCTAATTTTTCTATTCCATTATAAAATTGTTTTGTCTCCGCGTCAGTAAATTTGGCTGATCCCGACACGTCTTTGTATGTTGCGTTGTCAAAGAACACGTCCGGTGATCGTGTAAATGATTCCACGTCCGCGCCCGCCTGCGCATCCATCGTGGCCAGCGTATCGCCCACATATGTGGTGTGGAATATTATGCCCACCTTGGCACGATCTATCTGGGTACCTAGGTCTGATTGTTCTGGCACAGCGTATGTGATGGTGTTGGGTGTGAATGTGAGGTTTGGCTTGCCGTCTATGTTCTTACGAGTGATGTCCTCATCTGTGAATAAGAGGTCTCCTTGGTAAACACCGGTCATATCGAGTTTCTTGAGATGCACAAGACACTTCAACAACTTTTGCCCTAAGTCGTCCGTGCCGTGATTGTTTGCTATATCCTGCTTGGTGTAGTTGATCTTTGCGTTCTTGGCGAACACTGATTTTGTGCCCACGAAGAACTTGCCGTTGTCTGGATTGGTTCCACACACCACGGCTGGTGCACCGTCCCATTTCACAGAAACCTTTACGGCTTCTGAACTCGTGCCCTTAAGTGTGAGTAGCAGTCCCCTGAAGAATTCCACAACAGCCTTGCCACCTTCATAGCCGTCCGTGATCACTATGTCCTCGATGTGTTCTAGGTGCGTCCTTTTGAATTCTGTAAGGACATCTTCTATCAACATTGATTAGTCCTCTTGGTATTCGCCGTCTCGGATCTTCAGCACGTTCTGTTTGATATCTCTGTTCTCTTTGATACGTGCCACACCTTTTGAGAATTTGCTGGCGTCCATATTCTTAAGTGCAGAGTTGAATTTCTTCTCCAGTTTAAATGCAGTATCTTGATCAAAGTTCTCTCTAATATAGTGCATCAGCCTTATTGCTGATTCCAGTATGTGAGATGCCCTGCTCTCGACCACCTCTTCCTTATCTCGTTTGAGAGGCATTGAGCTTAATTCTTCTAATAGGCTTCTAGTGTGTTTTTGCATTGTAGGTATTTACACTTTATTGTAGCACAATTCTAGCATAAGTCTACTAAAGATTTTGTTTTATATAACCTATAAGATACTTTTCTAGCTCTTTGTATTGTTCCGGCGCATGATGGAATGCAAATTCTGGTGTTTTATCTCTAAGGTCTCTTGGCATACTATCCCTCATGAACCTATTACCACAGAATTTCCAGATATCTATGATCCTGTTATTTTTTGCTATGAAATTGATCTTGTGGAATCCTTCGTAACTTTTAATGTGACTTTTGTCAAATCCATTGCACATGTCCCACATAAGATACGGAATTCTTTGTTGATCCAAGAAACCAGAAATCATAATGATGTCCGTAAACATTTTATCCCAATAAGTCTTAGTGTTTGGAATAATTTTGTAATAATCATCCACTAACTTTTTGACATTTTGTATTGAAATATCCTGCAGGTTGTATTCATCTGAAAGATAATTTGAATTTTGTAAAGGTATCCAACTGCCGTCTATCTTGTCCTCGTCTTGATTAAGAGCCAACTCCCACCTGTGTGAAAAAGTGATTGGTATCAGGACCATTGCAGGTGCTCCATTTTGTGCTATCCATTCAATTGTGCTTCTGCAGGTTCTCTGAAAACAGGTGCCACCTTTTGATAAATTGACAATTTGATCACAACCAAGACTGTTTACAAATTCTTTAGGGGGAGTCCAGCATGCTCCAAAACTACAACCATTTATTAACAGTCTTTTCATTTCTTATAGACGAAGTATTTGCGTGAGTTGGTGTCATCTCTGATGTCAAGCACCTGTAGATTGAACATCTCGGCCAGCTCTATGATGAATGGCACGTTCCAACTGAAGAACTCGATCCAACGGGCCTCGGGTCGGTCGTGCTGTATTCCCGGGTTGACCCTGAAGAACATTGTGCCTCCGTCCGCCAATAGGTTCACACACCTGCCCACCTCTGCTATGATCTTGTCACGGCTACCAAAGTTTACGGAACCCAGGCACAGTATCACATCAAATTTTTGATCGGTCTTGTAGTTCATTGTGCTGACCTCGAGATCCGCCCGATCATTGTAGGGATCTATCCCGACGAGATTGTTGATCTTGCCCTTGAACTCGTTGTAGCCACACCCTACATCTAACACCGCTCTAGGTTTGAGACTGTTTACTTCGTCTATCAACGCAAGTCCTGAATACTTCCACTTCTTCATGTCGTTCTGCCAGTACTTGGAGAAGTATTTGTGTAGGCAGGCGTCGTCTATAGCCTCCACATATTGCTCTATGGTTTCACATCTCTTTACTTCTACGCCAAACGTTTCCAAGATGTATGGTTGTGTTATTTTTTCTAGATCGTTTTGGCTGTCTGCTAATAGTTGGGCAAATATTCTTTTATTCATGTTATACTTTACAATATATTAACCGAATTGTCTATGACCGTTAATTGTGATACAGTTTTTCTAAACCGGTCCTTTGATTTTCTTCCAGCAAAGGAAATATCAGTTTTGTATCTTGTGGTAAATGATCCACTGGCAGTTTGAGATTTAGATCATGTTTGAACATCAATAAATGAAGAATCACGGCCTCTTTTAGTACATCTAGGTTGTATTTGGTTAGATCCATAGACTTATTGTTCACTATGCACTCGATTATTTTGTGGATGTCATTGCAGAAGTCGAGATAAGGAGTATGAATTCTACTCCAATCGCTATATATTTCGCACCATGTATCAACCCTTTCTTCTTTACATTCCAATCCAAGAAATTGTAACACCTTTTTCATTTCATCGAGGCCATCCTTGACCCAATGATCATACTGGCAATGATATATTAAATCGTTATCACTTCTTTGTGGGAGGTGCGTCCAAAAATCATTTAATCTTAAGTTGAATGCTATGTTTTCTCTAATACCATGGAACGTTTTTAATCTATCTTGGAAAATAGATGCGTTCTCGAAAAAATAAGGCCAGTAATGTTTACAATGTTCAGTGACTATGTCCATGTCTTTTTGCCATTGTGGTTGTTCTATGTCGTGTCGTAAAAAACCAACAAGGTGCTGGTTGTCAGCACATGTCATGTTTATGCATTTGATGCCTTTGCTAGACGACATCATTTGTAATTCGTGATTTGTTCTATGATGTTGTTCCAATGAAAAGGCTTTAATCTGGAACTTAATATGATTGATAGTATGATCTTTTGGAATTCTGTCTAACACAGTAAGAAATGATTCAATGGTTCTCACAAAGTTTGGTTTCATTTTATGTGCCGTGACTCTTAATAAAGGGTTGTCTGGTATTGGTCTTTTTGCATCGATTCTACCATCATAATAATCATCGCTTCCGCTCAGGTAATGCACAGACCAGATTAGGAAAACGTTTCCTAGGTTAAATTGGTCATTAGTGATTAAAAATATCATAAAGTTTTACAAGTATTTTTTTTTATTTGTACACGTAGACTTTGATGTCCTTGTTCGCGTAGTTATGTGTATGTATGCTGTCCCTAGGGCCTGGTTCTTTTATTCCCAGCACCCGGCACAGGTCGAAGTTGTCCACGGGACAGGTTATCCTGTCTAGGTTTTGCTGTATGAACCGTGTGATATCTGTGTTTTCATCCTGTATGTGCGTCCACATCCGGTCCAAGTTCTCGAAGTATTGATAGTTGGGATATGTGATGCTGAACTCTCCACACAGTTTCCACCAGTCATAACATTCTATGTTGCTTCTGCGTACTAGCACGATAGGGTATCCCAGCGTCTTCAGTTCCTCCAGCTGGTGTGCGAACGTGTGTGACTTTATGATCCTGTGGCCTGTGCCCGAGAATGGCTTGTCCCATTCGTCCCGACTGTTGTCGAATTCCATTCCTGGATCCCAATACGCCCCCGTGTGCATCAGTTGTTTTGTTCCTGGTGTGTCAGCGTCGTGCCAGTAGGTCCTCTTCTCTGAATAATCTGTGTGATCTATGTTCTCGGACCAGTAGATGTTCTTCACCACACTGCTCCATTTAGAACCTGGAGCACCTGTCACTAGTATGTACATTCTTTAATATTACTTGTTGTTGTCGTGGATGTCAAGGATGTGTTTGGAGTCCTTGTTGGTTCCTTCTATAAATTTCCAAGTCTTGTCTGTAGTCCTGCCGGTGAATTGCAGGATGTATCTTGTGTCCCAACCCATGTTGGCCGTTCCATGCGGGAAGTCCTGCCAGTGCCAACTGATGATGTCTCCGGCCTTCCAGTGCGTGTGCACCGCTGTACCTTGATGCCATATCTGTCCCATGCTCCAATCATTGAGAAACACAACAAATCTGTGCACCTTCTTGGGGTCAACATCATAATCTAATTCGTCAAAACTGTTTTGCCTGTCTAATCTGGCCGCGAAGTTGTCCATGTGCATGTGTAGTAGTTGGCCACAAACTTGTGAGTGAAGTTTCAATTCATAGTCATAAAGACCAAGCAGTCCCTCTGCCAGTGCCACTGCTTTTGGATCAGTGAACATGTTTGCCCTGCCGTATATCTTGGCCTCGGGATCACCGCCTGACCTGACGATGTCATACACCTCTTGGTCTATGCCGTAGTTCTCTCCAACACTCTTGTTTCGTGTTGCCCAGTGGACGGCATTGTCCAGTGCCTTGTCTCCGTATGTGTCAATGAAGTAGTCGCAGTCCATGTCGACGTTGCCATGGAACATCAACACGTCCTCGATGTTGTCTTTCCTGCTCCAGTCAAAGTGATAGGCTCCCCTCTCCAGTGCCCTCTTCTTCTCGTAGTCCCAACGGCTCTTGCCGTATTCCAACTTCCTGCCTGTCTTAACTGCGTTGGCCTCTGAGTGTGCTTTCAATCTTTTGATCGCTTGATCGGAGTCCTGTAGATCCTCGTCTATCTTTTTTAATATATCCTGTGAATAATCTTTGCTGTGTTCCATACTGGTATTTAAGCCGTAAAAAAAGGGCGATAAAATTACCGCCCTTTAGTATTTGTCTTAAGATTTTATTATGCGTACACTTCCATCAACTTAGCACTTTCTTCTAGTGTGCCAGTCTTGCTTGAAGTGATTGTGAATAAATCTTTTCTGAACTCGTTTACAACAGAGTTGATCTCGTCTTGAGCTTCTTGTGTTTCACAAAGTTTCTCAAGTTCCATTCTTCCGATCGAAGCGTGGAAAGTTTCATCTCTGGCGATCTTTGCGTATCTTGAAGAAATGAATTTGTCTTCGATACACTCGGCCATCATAGCCCAGTTTCTCGCCGCTCTGCCTTCTGCTATCAATTGGTACATAGCCAACATCAATGGATTGTTGTTGCAGTTGTACTTCTTGATCATTGCCGCACCTTTTTGGTGTAATCTCTCTGCATGGCTTTCTACTGCCTTCTGCATGTCAATCTTCTCACCTTTTAGGTATTCAACAACTTCTTTTACGAATTGAAAGTGTTTTGCTTCGTCGTGTGCTTGTTTTGAAAGTAGAACCAATTTCTCAGGATCTGTTCCGGCTGGAAGTGCCGCGATCTCCCTTGAAATTTCTTCCATGTTCATTCTCTCGTTAACCATACGACCTGTGAAGTTATCAATCAACTCTTCTTTGTCTGTTGTGTTCTCGTAGTAGTGCTTGATCTGTAACTCTGATGCTCTGAATAGGGCTTCGTTATCTTGCTCAAGTTTTTCTACGAATTCTTTTCCTGATAACATGTTTTATCTCCTAGGTTTTATTTGTATACAAAGATATTTACCATGAAATGGTAATACACGTAAATAATTGCATGAAAATACTAGTGAGTCAACAGGAGTATGTAAAACCGCCTAGGTATTTTGTGCTTGATGCGTTGGAACGGGCGTATTATGACTTCTTGGCAGGACACAACATACTTCCCGTGGCAAATAATAATAAAGTACCAGAAAATGATTATGACTGCTTATTACTGACGGGAGGTCCGGATAGTGTAGCAAGGAATCAGACCGAGAATACCTTGTATGCCCACGCGATTAGCAAAGGCAAACCCATAATAGGTATCTGCCACGGAGCCTTCGTCATTAACGAGCTCGCGGGAGGGGTGAATGGGTCTATAGAAGGTCACGTTGACAAAGACCATTCCGTGACCATGGGAGAGAAGATCTACACCGTTAACAGTTATCACACACAGATGATCGAAAGACTACCCGAGGACTTCGTATCATTGGCCATGGACAAAGACGGAAATCCAGAGGCCTTCCGACACAAATCACTGCCAGTGTTTGGTATAGTGTGGCATCCGGAGAGGATGTCAGATCCTGTGTTGCCCAATGCTGTGAGGGATATTTTATTTCCTACGATATAACCAGACGTATCTGTGGGGCCATTCGCGTTCGGCGATTGTTCCGTCCGTGTTGTGTTCTAACTCTAGCCTCTCCACGGTGAAGTCCATCAGTCGGGCAAAGTAATCTATCTCCTTGGTGCCCCACTGGAACCATTTAAGTCCTTGATCATTCTTGTATCCCCCCGGTGCTCCCCTCATGTAGAGTCTGCCTCCCGGCTTCAGCCAGGATTTCAGTTTGATCAGCATGTTGGCTATGTCATCGTGATCGCCCCAGTTGACTGATCCTAATGCCAATATCACGTCCGCCGACTCGTGTTTGAACGGGGCATCATGATGGGTGCAGTTGATGTCTGCTTCTTTGAACACCGGATCATAACCAATTAGATTCTTTATCTTACCTTTGAGGAAGTTTATACCACAACCGGCATCGATGACCAATGTGGGATTGAGTTTATTGATCTCGTCCACTAGATTTTCACCAGAATGCTTGAACAGGTGTATGTTGGATTGCCAATGGTTCTTGTAAAATTCGTCTTGTGCTTTTTGATCTATCATTGTTCTAGTTATTAAGCATAATCAATGCCCTTATTTTTTTGTGTTATACTCCTATATACTAACACTAAAACCATCACAAGTAAAGCGAGAAATAACGGTCGGACCAGCATCTGATCCCAGGTGTACATGGTCAACCATTGTTGCCCCAGATTCTGCCACTTGTCTATTATTATGTAGGTCAGTAATATTGCGGGTCGACTTATTTTGAACTTGTAACATATCAAACCTAAAATACTACATGCGGCCAGTGTCACATAGTCCATGTACAAACCCGTGACTGATTGGCAGGTATAGATTATGATCGCAAAGATGATCCCAGCGTAAATCCAATAAGGGATCTCAAGTATTTTCACTAGAAGTTTGGATGTGAATATACAGATGATGAAAGTCAGTATGGTTGCTCCAACAAATCCATAACCCAAGAGGGAGAGGAATTTCGTATCTTCCAGCATGAAAGGGTTTCCCACGTCCAGGCCGAATGTTATACACATGCTCATGAATATGGCCGCGAAAGGAGATGCCGGTATACCGAACAACACGGTCGGTATCAGACTGCCGGCCTTCTGTGCGTTGTTGGCCCCTTCACATCCTGCCAGGCCTTTGGGATTGCCCACACCGAACTTGTCATTGGGGTGTGCCTTGACAGTGGCACCATAGGCTAACATATCTCCTACAGGTCCCACACCTGGCAGTATGCCCGCTATGAATCCTATGAAACCTCCGCGTATGGAATCCCGCCACAATCTTAGTGTGGTACGGAAGCCGTCGAACAGTTGTGAGAAATAGTTGTTGATGGGTGCTGGCCTGTTCTGGCCGAAGTGGAAACCAGACACTAGTTCTGGTATGCCAAATAGTCCCGCTATCATCATGATGATGGGCACACCATCCTGTAGATATAAGGTTCCAAACGTGAACCTCGGACCCGCAGTCTGTGGATCTATACCTATCAATCCTATGAAGGCACCTATTGCTATGGCCACACAGCTCAACCAGAAATTCTTGGAAACAATGAACGCCACACACGCTATAGACAGTGTCATGAACATGAACAGTTCAGGCACACCAAACTTGTAGATGATGGGGGCGTAGAAAGGCAGTAGTGCGAATGCGAGTATACCAAAGAACACACCATTGAATGTGCTGTCCGCCATTGCTATACCGATCGCCTTGGCGGCCTCTCCATTCTTGCTCATCTTGTATCCATCGATGATGGATGCCGCTGTGGTCGAGGCTCCTGGTATGCCCGTGAGTAGCGATGTGTATGAATCCGCTGTACTAGATGCCGCTATGACACTTATTAAAAATATTAAACCGTAGTAGGGATTGGGATCAAAGTATCCTGCGAATGAGAATACCAGAAGCATCGCAGTTCCGGCGCCTGCCATGGGTATGACACCCAACAGTATTCCGTATACTGTTCCTAGCAGGCACCAGAGTGCGTAGTCCATATTATTTTAATAGTTCAGGTTTAAATTCGGCCTTCCAACCAAATATATTATTGAACCACCAGACTAGATCCTTGAGTTTTTTCTCAGTGTAAAGGGATCGCTGATACTCAACTATCTTGTCTGCTTCCTCACCTATGGCCCATTCGTAATCACCGCCGGACGCTTTGGCAATGATCGCCCTGGACTCAGGATCTTTCAACATCTTCTTCAATGCCTTCACGAGTTTTTTCCTGTGTGGGGCATCCTTGTTGACCCATAGACCTTTCTGTAGTGAGTCGTTTTGGAACTGTACGAGCCTGTAGGCATCATAAAGTTCGCCTTTGGGTTCCTCACCCCAGGTTTCTTTGAAAACTGTGTCAAAGTCCTTGCCTGGTGCGTTGGGATTGGTCACAATCCTCTTTTTCTTCTTGTCGTACACTCCCTGTGTGAACCAGAGTTCACCGTGTTCGAACTTGGCTATCTTCTTGGTCCATGCGGTTGGGTTTCCCCTGAACACGTTGAACTCGCCATTGGCAAACATCAGTGTGCCCTGTTTGTCATCTACACCCTTGACGTACTTCATGTCCTCGTCCACACACTTCTTGTACGATTCGATCTTGCCGTCCAGGTTACCACAGTACATCAGCACCATGCCCGTCACGTCACCGGCCGCGTGGTCGTTACCGAACACCATACCACCGTCCTTTGGATCCCAGTCTTTCCTCTTACCTACAAAGATGTCAAGCAACTGTACACCGATTGCGTCCCAGGTGGTGTAATCGTATTCGACACCGGACACCACTAGAGTGTTGACCGAGGTTGTGCCTCCCGTGACTGTGATGGCTCCTTCGTTGAACCTATTCTCGTTCTGCCACTTGTTCATGCCCAGTCTGTGTCTCGCACCTGGTATATGTACAGATTTGACGTCTCCGTCTATATGTTTCTTGAGCTCTTTTATCACAACCTGTGCCCATTGGTCAAGTCCAGATCCTGGCTTGGTGGGTAGGTATATGGTGTAGTCCGCCATGGCAGACACCGCCGTAAAGAACAGAAAGGCGATAGATGCTATCATCTTCTTCATAGATTATCCTTGTATTAGTTTGTTTGGAAATTGTCTGATGTGAACTTCACTTGGAGCGTTACAGCAGAATATGTAAGTGTAATTAGTCCAGCACATAATTAATTTATATGAAACTGAGTCAGCAACAGATACGTCGCATGTACTCACACCATGATCATGACTTGGACATGGAGGACGAGTTCTGGCCCATGATGGGCATACTCGCGGTGATCTTGTTGGTATGGACGGGTGTTATACACTTTATTGACTGGCTGACGTTTGACACTATTCCGCTCTGGTTAGAACCACTTACGATCACACCCCTGATATTCCTCGTAGTGATGAAGGAGATATACGACTCGATCAATCCCCTACACTGGTGGCCCATGTTCTGGGGATACCGTGTCCAATTACCAGACAATGAACGGGTCAAGATCTATCCCCTGGACAGCGAAGCACTGTTCAAGAAG